TTTAAAGTATTAGGAATTAGTTCAACTTCTGATACCGAGTAATAAATAAATTTTGTGAGCTCCTTCGGGAGCTTACAATTAAGGAGATAAAATTATGACAACAGGTTTTTCAAGTGATCAGGGTTCCATTCAGATGGAGGCAGTTGGTAGTAATACGTTAGGAAGAACAGGTCCATGTAGAATTACTTCTATTCAAGCTAAAGGTATTGCAAGTGCAGCTATAGTTTTCTATGATTCAGCTGATGCATCAGCACCGGGTAGTCAAGTTTACGTAGCTAAATACGGAACTGAAGGACTATCAGTTGATGTTCCCGGTTCAGGTATTTATTTTAAAAATGGAATTGTGTATAATCTAACTGGAGCTGGTGGAAGCGTTACAATAACTATCACTGGTTAGGAGTATCCATGGCTTTTTCTGGCACAACTACATTCGAGAAAACATTCTCGATCGATGATATTATAACTGAAGCTTTTGAAAGATTAGGTTTTTTTGATTATACAGGTAATGATCTTCGATCGGCGAGAAGATCTTTAAATATTCTATTCCAAGAATGGCAAAATAGAGGTGTTCATTTTTGGGAAGTGGATAGTCATGCGTTCACAATGGCTACTGATCAAAATACTTATACTATTTATAGATCCCCTTCTGATGGAAACGCAGATGGAATTACTACAACTTTAACCAGTGCAATTCTATCAACTACTTTAACTATTCCAGTTGAATCTGTAGCCCAGATGCCTGCTTCAGGGAAAATTAGAATTAATTCTGAAGTAATTAGATATTCATCTATTAATGATACTAATTTAATTGTTTCTTCTACCGCTGATAGAGGAATTGATGATACAACAGCGGCTGGTCATGCACAAAGTGACACGGTAACTAATTTTGTGGATATGGCTTCTGATATCTTAGAAGCAAGTTATAGAACCACATCAAACGTAGATACACCTTTATCAAAAATTAACAGGTCACAATATTCAGCTTTTTCAAATAAAATTTCAACAGGACAACCTTCTCAATATTGGGTTCAAAGATTTATAGATAAAATTACGGTTACTTTATATTTAACACCGGGATCTAGTCAAAATAGTAACTTCATGCATTTTTATTATTTAAAAAGAATTCAAGATGCTGGAGCCTATACGAATGAAGCGGATGTAGTTAATAGATTTGTACCATGTATGTGTGCAGGTTTAGCTTATTACATGGCTCAGAAAAAAGCTCCTCAAAGAGTTCAAGAAATGAAATTATTATATGAAGATGAATTAAATAGAGCATTACAGGAAGATGGATCACCAGCGAGTGTTTACATTTCACCTAAAACTTATTATCCGGAGATTTAATGGCAAAGTTTGCAAAAGGAAAATATGCATTAGCAATTTCAGATCGAAGTGGATTAGCGTTTCCATGGAGACAAATGGTTACTGAATGGAATGGTGCATTTGTTCATACTTCAGAATATGAACCTAAACAACCTCAATTGGAACCCAAACCCTTTGTAGCAGATCCTCAAGGACTAGAACAAGCTAGACCTGCAAGAACAGAATTTGGTACTCAAGATTTTTTACCTAAGAATCCTTTTACAACTGCAGCGGCATCTAAACAAGTTACAGTTTCAGAACCATTTAGTGATAGATCAAATAATGATATTGTAAGATTCACAGAAGTTAAATCTTCTGTGGGTGGAGTAGCAACATCAACTTTTGAATTATCAACTACCCTGTCGGCCGATATTACGGCAAGTGCTACAAGTATTGCTGTCGCAGACTCATCAGCTTTTCCAAGTGCAGGTTTTTTTATAATTGAAAAAGTTATAACTCAAGCTGATTTAGCTGCGGGTTCCACTACACGATTAAAAGTAGGTGACTATGTTAATGAAGTAATTCAGTATACTGGAAATGCAGCAAATACTTTTACAGGGTGTATTCGAGGAACTAATTCTCAATTTAGAGGAATAATACCTAAGAATACTACGGCTGGCACTCATGATTCAGGTGCAAAAGTTTATGGAGGTTATTCAATAACTATGGTACAAACAACACATAAGCAAGCTGGGCAACCATCAACGGTGACTCAAGAAAATAGTTATACTTTTAATTTGGTTTCAAATGCATCAGCAAGCGCAAAAGGAGGAGGATTCCAAGTCTTAGCAGGGCCATTGGATTTCCAACAAGGATAATATGACATACGCAGAATTAGTTGACAAAATTAGAAATTATACAGAAGTAACTTCAACTGTTTTAACGGACGCTATCATTAATGGTTTTATTGAGGATGCCGAGTGGAGAATTCAAAGGGAAATAGATATGGATGCGAGTAGAAGATATAAAACTGCTCAGATGATTGCTTCAACAAGATTTATTGATACACCAGCAGACGCCTTGGTTATTAGATCCGCTCAAATAACAGATTCTTCAGGAGTAGGAGCTTCAAGCAATAGAGATTTTTTACAATATAGAGATACAAGTTTCATGTCAGAATTTAATCCCGAAGGGGCGACAGGGGTTCCTAAATATTATAGTTGGTGGGATAACGATACTATAGTCGTGGCTCCAACCCCGGATGCGACCTATACAATCCAGTTAAATTATATCTTGAAAGACCCTGGATTATCTAGTACAAATACGACAACATATTTAAGTCTTTACTTTCCCAATGGGCTTTTGTATGCATGCCTTATAGAAGCATTTTCTTTTCTAAAGGGGCCAAATGATCTCTTGCAATTATACGAAGGAAAGTATAAACAAGTTATTGAAGGCTTCTCAATAGAACAAATGGGAAGACGAAGACGAGACGAATATCAAAGCGGTGTTCCTCGTATAGGAAAATAAGTTAAGGAGATAAACATGGCTATAACACAAGCAATTGCAAACAACTTTAAAAAGTTATTGATGGAAGGAGACTTCAACGGGAAGGCTTCTGGCGGTGATAAATTCAAGATAGCTCTTTATGAATCCACGGCTACTCTTAACTCAGCGACTACTGCATATTCAGCTTCTCAGGAAGTTGGAAACTCTGGTCAATATACAGCAGGTGGTGGAGCTCTTGTTAATTCAGGAACTTCTATGACTGCAGGTGTAGCGAGAGTTGATTGGGCAGATCGTTCGTGGACAGGTGTTACGTTAACTGCTAGAGGAGCATTAATTTATAATACATCATCAACTACTACAAATTCAGCGGTATGTATTTTAGATTTCGGTGGAGACAAAACGGCTACTTCTGGTACATTCACAGTTCAATTCCCAGCAGCAACTTCAACAGCAGCAATTCTTAGAGTCTCAGGATAATAGGGAGGTAACTTCCTATGTCAGCAGGATGGAATAAACTAACCTGGGGTTTCGGTACCTGGGGTTTACTCGGTAATATTACTGTTAGTTTAACAGGGCAAGCATTAACTGCTTCCTTGGGTAATGAAACAAGTAAAACCGATTATATTAATACTCCTACCGGTCAAGCTTTAACTGCTGCCCTTTCTAGTTTATCATCCGTAATTGGAACTACCAGTGCTTATCCAACCGGTCAAGCATTAACAACTACACTCGCAAGCGCAGACGCGGGCCCTGATGCAATGTTAAGTACTAACCTTGCAACGATGGCTCTCGGAAATATTGAAGCCTATAACCAATCAGGTTGGGGTAGATATTTTTGGGGTCAATGGGTTTGGGGCGCTGAAGGAGATTGGGCAAATGTAAGTGTAACAGGTCAAGCATTAACAGCTACTTTAGCTAGTGCTTCGGTTCAAGCTAATGCAACTATTACGGCCAATACTTTAAATGTTGCACAATTAACTTTAGCTAATATAGACCCCGCACCAGATGCGATGATTACAGGCAATTTCATGATTGCCGCTTTAGGAACTATATCCGGTGTAGCAGATCATGTTGTTACTCCTACAGGAGAAGCATTAACAGCAGCATTAGGCACAGTTGTTGGTGATGCAAATACAATAGCCGCTATTACAGGCCAAGCATTAACAGCAGCATTAGGAACAGGTACTTCTGTTACAGCAAATGCAGACATAGATGTAACTGGATTGGGGTTGACTGTAGCTGTAGGAAGTGGTAGTGCTTTAATCTGGAACGAAGTAGATACGGGTTCAGCACCTATAGATCCACCTGGATGGCAAGTAGTGGCTGCATAAAGGGGTTTGACAGAAACCACTTTTTTTAATAATATGAATATATAAGGAATTAAAAATGGCTAACTCGACATCAGCAAGTCTAAAACTTACAGTACAAGCAACCGGTGAAAACTCGGGAACTTGGGGACAAATTACAAATACAAACTTATTAATCCTAGAACAAGCAATTGGTGGTTATGATACTTTTAATATAACTGACAGTGCTAGATCATTAACTTTTACTAATGGTGCAGTTTCTAATGGAAAAAACGAAGTAATAAAATTAACAGGTACTTTAGAAGCAAATCTTACAGTTTCTATCCCTGACTCTGTAGAAAAAACATACACAGTGTGGGATGGATGTGATCACGCAGGATACACTTTAACTTTTAAAACTTCTTCTGGAACAGGAATTCTTTTATGTGAAGGCCACACTTATCAATTATGGTCTGACGGAACTAACGTTTATAAAGGTTCTGAATTAAAAGTATGGAGAGCAATTACTGCGGCTGAAACAGTTCAGGCAGGTGCTCAACTTTTAGTAAATACAAATGGTGGAGGAGTCACAGTGACACTTCCAGCGTCGCCAAATACAGGCGATACGGTTTCATTTGTAGACCAAGGTTATGATTTCGATTCAAATGCTTTAGTTGTTGGTAGAAATAGTTCTAACATCGCTAACGCAGGATCTGATTTAACAGTTAATACACAAGGCGCAGCTTTCTCATTAGTTTATTCTGGTGATGCTACTACTGGGTGGACTTATACAGAGAAATAGGAGATAATAGATTATGTCAAATTACGAAGCTACAAAATACGATTTTTCTGGTGCAAGCCTTACAGGTATCGAAGGAATTCCCACTGGAACTATTGTGCCGTGGTCGACTGCTTCAGTACCAACAGGTTTCTTAGAGTGTAACGGTCAAGCTGTTTCAAGATCAACTTACTCAGGTTTATTTGCAATTATTTCAACTACTTATGGAGTTGGAGATGGTGCAGCAACTTTTAACGTACCTGATTTACAAGACAACGTAGCAGTTTCCAAATCTCCTACTAAAAATTTAGCTTCAACAGGTGGAGCAAACACGGTAACTTCAACTGGAAACGTTGGAGGTTCAACAGCTAACGCAACTTTATCAACAGCGCAACTAGCACCCCACTCCCACCCGGGTGGTAGAGGAGGCGGAGGAAGTACTCCAACTCAAACTGGTCACCCATATCAAGTACCGGGCGGAAGCTCAGGTAGTACTGGTAGTGCAGGATCTGGACAAGGTCACGATCACAATATGAGTGCAACTTTTTCTGGTGATGCAACTTCAGTTGTGCAACCATATTTAACAGTAATGTATTGTATTAAAACTTAAGGAGAATAATAATGGCAACTAATTCAACATGGACAGTAATATTTGAAGATAAAACAGTCATCAAACAAGCTGGTGATGCGGCAGGTCCTTATACTATAAATGATGATTCTTTTTGGAATCAAGCTAAGTTTTCTAACATCTGGGCTATTCAACATGGAACAAGTGTATCTACTGATGCAGTGGAATATAGAGATGCAACTGCAAACTCTGCTTACGATGAATCTACTTTAGGTCCTATTCAAGATTTCATAGACAAATGGGATGCAGCTCACTTAGCTCAATTACAATCTAATTGGGACAACGATAATGTTGAAGGTGAAAGTGAATCTGATAAGATCGCTAGATTAGGTGCAAGACCTACATCATACTCATCGTAACATCATCCAAGAAGTTAAAATATATTTTTCACCCGATAAAGGTGGATTACCTCTGTGAACATATGGAAAAGCAGCAGGCCAAATACCTATTCTACCTGTTTCAGGTTTTACTCTTTTTGAAAAATGTAAGAATTCTGTTTCTCCTCCCTCTTGAATATCATTTAAATATATAGAAAAAACAAAAGCACGAGGTTCATTATAAAATCCTTTACCATGTTCAATGTGCCACACATGATAACCTTCAGTGGGTAAAGTTTTTTGAATTTTTAAACCTGTATAATAAAAGCTTTCCATACCGTAAGCATCTAATGCACCTGTATTTTTAATATAGTGTTGCCAAGCTACATCAAAATTTACCACCATTGTTTTGAGGTCTTCCCACCATACATCCAAATTGTTACCACTTGCGAAAAATTGTTGATCTTGTTTTTGTAGTATCGAAGATTTTTCTGATCCTATTCTATTAACTGTATTATTAAATTTATTTTGATTTTCGTATAATTTAATTGCATCTTTGCACATTTCAGGTGTAATGTAATTATCGTAAACACCTATAAAATTATTTATATTAACTGTTTTTTCCTTCATCTCTTTATTATTAATTTATTTATATCAGGTAACCAAGCATATTTCAAAGGTGAGTTTATAAACATAAATTTTAAATCATGTAGATTTTCTACAAGCACCTGTCCTGGAAAATTTAAACTAGTATTTAAAAGAATACCATCTGAGGCTTTTAATAGATTATAGTAATTAATATTTTGATTTTTATTAACTGTTTGCACTCTACTACTTCTATCAACAGCAGAAACATTGGATAAATTTTGTTTTGTTTTAAAAACATACATCATATAAGGAGATACTTTTCCCTGCATATCAAAAAGTATATGAGATTTTTCTTCAATTACACTAGGTGAAAAAGGTCTATACCATTCTCTATTTTTTATAGCATTTATTTTTTCTATAGCTTTGTTATTAAAACAGTTTATTAATAAAGATCTATTACCTAATCCTCTTTGACCTTGTTCTGATCTACCTTGAAACAAAGCTACTGGAT